TTGTCCGAAAACTTATAAGTGTTACGTAGCTCATTCACAGTATTGTTGTATGTTATCTCCTCCGTCATCTGTCTTTTTTGCTCACCTAATGCATTCTTCACCACATTATTCATCATACCAACCTCTTGGTTCATACGAAATTTAAATGAAGGTGATTCTGCTTTATAGTAAGCATCCCAAGGGTTAAAGTCCTCAGCAGGTAATCCCTGTTGAGGTTCTGGCTGGGCTTGTTGTTGCTGTGGTTGTCCATTTATGTTCTTCTGTAAGACGTCAACAAGGTCAGGTCTCGATTCTAATAACTCACCAAGTGGCTCAAGCCTTTTAAGCTTATCATTTTCCGCTTGGGTTCTGTCATACATTGATTGGAATTTACGGGCTTCGACTTCCCATTCTCCCTCTGGAATCGTTTCTTGTTGTACTTCAACTTCTGGAGCTGAAAAATCAACCGTCTCTTGCGATTCGAGTGACTCTCCAAATTGTCCATCAGTTTCCGCTCTTACATCTCCAACTATATCTGGGCCACTGTCAACTAAACCATCAGCTACGGGTAGGGCCTCTGTCTGTGTATTGTCCATATGTCTCCTTTAAGATGTCCCAAAGCTTTCTGGAGCCGAACTAGCATCTGCTCTCACATTTGCTAATTTCTCCGCTTCGAGCTTCACCTTTGTTTGTAGATTATTTAACTGAACTCTTCTGTCAGCTTTGGCGTCTGATGCAACATCTGCTAATCGAGATTTAAATTTCTCAACCTCGACACGCTTTCTGTCGCTAACAGACTCCCTTTGGGCAGTCTGGAGGTCTCCCTCCAAATTCTTTATTTGCTCACCCATCGCCTGAACTTGTTGCATGAGTTGGTTCTTCTCATCAGTCCGACGAAGGATAGCTTCTTTATCAAATATTTCTGGATTCTTCTTTAACACCTCTACTTTATCTACAATACCCATTTGGTAAGCCTCCATGTAAACACCAAGTTCTGCCCACTTATTTGTAGGTAAGGTAGAACCCGGCTCAATCCGTATATCGTGTTGTCCTAAATTATGTCGTTCTTTTTTAATGTCTAAGATAGCGCCTACTTTATCATCATATGAATTAACTGTAGCTTCAGTTATATCGTTATTTGCGCTATTTAAACGGAAAATCTTTTTGTAAGTATAATGACCTTTAGATAGATTGTATAACACTTGACCTAAGCGATTAATACTAAATTCAATATCTCTTAATTTTGATTTAGGTCTATCCGTACCTAATGCAATCATACGCTCCGTACCTTTAACAGTCTCAGGTGCTTTTTCGGCAAAGCCATGCATCATCTCTGGTAATCCAAATGTAAAATCAATATAGAACTCACACTGTTGAATAAGTTTATAAAACTCACCCGCTAGTGGTTGAGGAGCAGGGAAGTGTGGTTCACCTTGAGTACTATCTACTTCTATTACAGCGTTAGGATTAGCCCAATCTCTTTCCAATTGACCTAAATCTTCCACACTACCTAAAGGTACTAATAGTTTTAATCCACCTGAAGCCTGTGCATGGGAAAGAGCTAATGACCATAGTTTGTTTAGCAAACGTTGCATAGGTCGAGCACGAGAGACATCTGACTTAGGATAAGGAGTCTCTGTAAAAATATTTGGAATAGGAACAATTGGATAGTGGTCTGTATTTAAAATAGTTTCATATAATACAATTTGACCAATTGAAGCACACACTTTAACGCGTGTTTGTTTAACAGGTATAACCTGATATTGACTTGCCTCTACCTGCTCTCTATTATTCTCTATAAATTCGCTATACTCTTCTTCACCAAAGATAACCTCTTCACCTGATTGCATATCAATGACCCGGTAAAAGTTAACCTTTACTTTATAAAAACGCTCTAAGACCTGATATTTATTTCTTTCAAAATAATCAAGGTCTTTAACTTCAGCTGGTGTAAAGATTTTCTTACCATTATTATTCATAGCCCCAGGATAATCTTCTTCTAAATACGTATCAAGGTCTTGAATGATACCAGCTTCTTTCTCGCCAGTTTCTGGATTGTCTTGTTCACCTAATTCTGGGTAGAGGCTGATAACTTGTTCACCTGTAAGGATAGTAGAGAGGATAACACCTTCAGCGTCATCGAACCATCGGTTGCGAGTATTTGGAGAGACATACACTCTAAATGGATTGACGTAAGTGAACTTTACATCGCCTCTACCAAAATCTGATTCAGGGTCTATATAAGTATATAAATATCCCATTCCGGTAGTAGCATAATCGTGAATAGCTTGTTTTAGCTGCCAGTCTCCATCGGAGTTACCCCACACATAACCCATGATAGTTCTCCATACAGAAGCAACCTTCACATCGGAATCTTCTCTAGGGGTCATGGTAAACGCCGGAGGTCTGGAAGTTAATACCGCTTTAAATTTTTCTACAGCTGGCCCAATTCTATCCATAGGAACATCAGCTTGATTACGAGATTGTAGTTCATCTACCTCATCACTACTAAAGTGATTTCCATGATAGAAGTCTATATCATATCTGGCTTCTGTATCCCAATCAGTACGAGCGTTACGCCAGCGACGATAAAGGTCTTGGTTATAATCGGCGCGTTTATCTTTTTCTAATGTCACTATATAGGCTCGTTAGTTAAGCGTTGAACTAAAGCTCTTCCAAGCAAACTTTTTACTTGAGGATTTAATGTTTCAGGTGCAATTGCTCTATGTTGTAAGAAACTTTGTTGTCTTTTGGAAAGGGGTGTCTCTAAACCAAATGATTGCATATAGGCAGACGAAAGTTTAGGTATTTCCATTGTCTGACTAGACCTAGTGCCATCTTTTATAATATATTTATCAGGAGGTATGGCTTGAATCCGACCATCTTGTCCAGCGTCACTCATTAGTGAATTTTGTGGTCTTGCTCCCATCCCCTGTAACTGAGCTGCTTGCTGAGGCGGGGCCGACCCTCTTTCAAGGGGCTGACCGCCGACAGGGCCACCCTGTTGCATCTTCATAGAATCCAATACCGTGCTAATATTACTATTGCCAGTAGCTTGGTTTACATCCCGCATCATCATCTGTTTTAATAAACTATCCATATCTACTTGCTGTGGAGAAACATAAAATCCCGGGTCTATACTACGTCTTACTTCCTGCTGTTTCCGGGGCTGCATTTGTCCACCAGTTTGGTATTTAGGCTTTAAACCATAGGACGTTCTTAATGCATTTTCGTTTTCTTTTCTAGCTAATTCTCTTACGCTAAATTCTTCATGTTCAGTTGGGGGCACTACTGAATACTCAAGCCCAGCATACTCATGCCCCTCTGGATACGTATATACTGGAGCCTGCCACTCACCACCTTCTAGTACTGGTTGAGCTGCCTTTTGCCGTCCTAATAACGAAGCCATTGCCATTAGAACACCTAACTCATCAACTTGACCACCTTTGTTATAATTAATTGGGCCACGCTTCTCGGATGGTAAATTACCCATACTTTCTGCAAAAGAAGCCATTCTTGCATCCTTAACATCTTCTCCACCAGCCTGATGAGACTCATACCAAAAATCTCCCAAAGGTTTTTTTCCTGATATAACCTCACCCATGTTTGCATACTTGTGTTGCAGCATATTACCAAGAAACAACATACGCTGCTGGTCGGCACTTAACTTAGTAGCATCAAAACCTATTTTAGGGTCTCCCATTCCTTCTTGGTTTAACCAACCGGGGATATCCACTTCGTCTCCATAATATTTTTTCAACTGATTTTCTAATCTGTTTCTAGCCGTCATTCCACCTGCTTGCTCATACTCCCCCGTTTTTGGGTTTATATAAGTTTGCTCAAATTGAAAAAGCCCCTTACCCTCACCTTCTTTACTACCAACTACTTCACCCTGTTCATTCAAAACATTACTTTTTTGCGTTATTGACGGGTCACCCCCTGATTCATGGAATGCTATTCTACTCATAATATCTTGCAATCCTTTTTGTGTGAGTTCTGGTCTTTTCTCGGCTATTTTGCTAAAAAGACTTGCCAAGTCCACTTCCCCGCCATTTTCATACATAGGGGATTTAGGTTGGGAGATACCAGCTTCCATAGTAGCGGAAGCTATTAAAGCATCCATAGCCGAGTTGCCATTCTGCATTTGCTGCATGGCACGGCCTTGATTAGTAATTTGTTTTAAAACGGGTAGGTAATCAGGAACGGCTTCTTTAGGTATTATCCATTCGCCGCCTTCGAGTTCAACGGGCTGTTCACCAGCAACCATGCCAGCAACGCCGCCCCCTTCATGTGATGGCCCCCGTACTAAACCGTAACTAGGGAACCTGCTTTTTTGTTTAGCCATATGGTATGTGGATTAATAGCTTTATTTAAAATGTTTATAAACAGGTGTGTAAAGTTACACTTCACAGCATTTAAATATAAGAAGATAAAAAACAAGAACCAAAGGAATAAATAATTAATTTCGAGCACCTGTTAACCAGTTGTACTTACGCAACTTAGGTAACAGTTTGTCTTTACGCTTAGAATTAGCAAATCCTTCTTTACTGGTAGCTTGTGACTTGGGTGCTCTGGCAAAATAGTCCGCATAGTATAACGCATCCATGATATCATCGTTCCGAGGCTTAGGATGTTCAAAGAACTCATCCACTATCTCAGTCATCTCTCTTTTAATAAATAACTTTTTAGAATTAACAATAGGGCCTAGGGTTGTTTCGAGTCTATCCTGCTTCTTTATTC